AATAAGATCAAGGTACAGGCGGAATCTCAAGTTGGACGCGATAGCCGAGGTAAAGCCCTCGGTCAAGTCGAAGGCGACGGGTTGGAGCAAATTGACAAACCGATTCCTGCCCCTGTCTTTCATGGGTAGGTTTTGAAACCTAATGGAGTGAATCATGACTGTTGCTGCTGCTCCGTTTGGCCTGCGCCCTGCATTCCATCCTTCCGGTCTGGATCGTGCAGTTGCTCTCGCTAACGGTATCGAAACCGTTTCCACCAGTGGAAACACCTCGCTCGGCTATGCCGCAAACATCTTCAAGGGTGCGCCCGTTAAGATGAACACGGCTGGCTATATTGAAAACATCTCTTCGACTGAAGCGTTCCTCGGTGCCTTTGCTGGCGTTGAGTGGACTGATGCCACAGGTCGTCGTCGCGTGTCGAACTTCTGGCCTGCGAACGAGTCGTTCCAAGTTGGTTCGGTCGTTGCGTATTACTACCAAGACCCGAACATCGTTTATGAGATCCAAGCTGCTGGCAACTTGACTCAGGGTGCTATTGGTGATCAGTTCGATTTCACTAACCCAACTGCTGGTTCGTCATCGACCGGTCTGTCGTCGGCTTCTATGAGCACCTCGGGTGCTGGTACAGGCGCGACTAACCAACTGCGCGTCATCAACATTGCTCCGTACCCGGACAATGCTTGGGGTGATGGCTTTCCTATCGTGCAAGTACAGGTTGCTCTCAGCCAGTACGTTGCTTCGATCAACGCTATTTAAAGGAGGGCATGAATCATGGCAGCCCCGATGAGAAGTACCGACTTTCGTAGCATAGTCGAACCTATCCTGAATGAATGTTTTGACGGTGTCTACGATCAGCGTACTGATGAATGGTCTCGCGTATTCCGTGAGCAAGAAGGTATCCCACGTAACTACCACGAAGAGCCAGTGCTGTATGGTTTTGGCGCTGCTCCGCAACTGCCTGACGGTACACCTGTTACCTATCAGCAGGGCGGCGTGCTGTTCCTGAAGCGCTATGTCTACTCACTGCTGCAAACCTGTCGCAGACTTCTCTGGAACAGATGCTGATCCAGATTCGTCAGGCAGTTGACAACAACGGCAAGAAGATCCGTCTGGTTCCTCGTCAGCTTGTTGTTGCCCCCGGCAACATCTTCCAAGCAGAAGTTCTGCTGAAGTCGGTTCTGCGTTCGGGTAACGCGAACAATGACGTCAACCCAATCAAGTCAATCGGCCTGTTGGACGAAGGCGCTGCAGTTCTGTCGCGTCTGACTTCTTCGACCGCTTGGTGGGTGCAGACTGACGCTCCAGAGGGCATGAAGCTGATGATGCGCCGTGGTCTGGAGAAGACGATGGAAGGTGACTTCGAAACTGACTCGATGCGCTACAAGGCAACCGAGCGTTACGACGTTGGCTTCACTGACCCACGTGCCATGTACGGCACTCCGGGCGTCTAAACCAATTGGGGAGCTTCGGCTCCCCTCCTAATAGGAGAAATGAAATGCAAACCTATTTTGGTTCGACGCTTCGCGCTGGTTCAGGCACGCTGACCGATACGGTTGATGGTGGTTTCGTTGTAATGACGCAGACCACTACCGTTACTACTGCAGCCGCAGGTACTGCTACCAGTGCGACGCTAACCCTCCCAGCTTCATCTCAGATCATCGATTTCTACGTTGATGTGGTTCAAAATGAAGCGGTTGGTGGTGGCACTGCTACTGCGATTGCAATGACCATCGGAACTGCTGCTGCGGGTACGCAATATGTATCTTCAACAGATGTCTCAGAAAGTTTGAGGAGCCACACTATGGGCCAGTTCAAACCAATGGTCAAAATGATGACCACCGAGCCTAGCATTGAGCTAAAGCTCAAAAAGGGTGGGCATGTAGCTATGCCTAAGATGAAGGCTAAAGATCACGGCACAGGCAGCAAGAAGATGGCTGACGGCGGTATGTCAGGCGTTCTCTCTCGCGCTGGCCTGCCTCCGGGGCCTGTTGGTGGTGCGGCTCCTGCTGCTCCTACGATGGCTTCGCGTCGTAAGGCGATGAAAATGCGCCGTCCGATGAAAGATGGCGGTATGCCTGAGGCGTTGAAAAAGCACGCCGATATGCCTGCTTCCAAAGCACACAAAGGTCTGAAGACCGGCGGTGTTCCGATGGATCAAGGTGGCTTTAAGAATGGCGGCAGCGTCATCCCTGTGAGCGCATCGAAGAAGGGTGCTGGAAAGTACGTTGAAACCTTGATGCACACTGCTACGCCTGATCACTCACCGGCTGAAACTGGCGATGTGAAGATGGGCAACGGTGGTGGCTACAAGCACGGTGGCAAGGCTCATAAGTATGCCAAGGGTGGTGGCGTTGAGGGTAACGTCAGCAGTTCCCATCCCGGCGTAACTAACACGGTCACTGGTAGTGTTCGTAAAGGTAACGGTGGCGGCTTTAAGAAGGGCGGTGCCCTAAAAAAGTTTGCTAGGGGTGGATCGGTAAACGACTCTGGAAAGGCTGAAAAGATGCCTCAGGGTTACAAAAAGCCGCCCACCCCTGTCAGCATCAACCAACTTTCTGGCACCTATAAAAAGGGTGGCAAAGTACGAAAGTACGCAGAAGGTGGCATGTCTGACAAAGAGCAAGCGAAGGCTTACGACAGATTCTATGCGGATCAAAAAGCTGAAAATGAGGCTGACCGCGAGGCTATGTTGAATGCTTTGAAAAACCCAGTGGATGCACTGAGGTCTCTTCCAGATCGGTTACGGAAGGGATACGAAGAGCTGAAGAAGGGTTTGCAGGGTTCTGGCTCGGTAACAACTACTGAGCGCGAAGTAAGTCGGACAGTAACACCGACGAAAAAGCGCTACGGCGGTGCGTGTTAAATAAGGTGGGGGCTTCGGCTCCCACTTTTAATTTATTTTGGAGAGCCGCATGGCAACCGTAATTTCATCTATTTCGCGTCAAGGCGCATATGAACCGTTCGAGTTGCAGGTCTCTCGCGGTCAAATTCAGGGGCACAGAAACGTCACTGTCTTTGGGTTCAACGGTGATGTTGACCAAACTCAAGTCTCGGTTTGGCCTCTAGCTAGTTTAATTACTTTTCCTGCGGCTGCTTTGCAGATGACTGTTAGTTCGACGAGCGCGAACGACACAGGCAATGGCACAGGAGCCCGTACCGTCGTTGTGCAGGGTCTTGATGCTAACTACAACGAAGTCACAGAGACTGTGACCTTGACTGGTCAGACGGCGGTCACGATGACTGCGTCACTTCTTCGTGTGAACTACGCCTATGTGGCGACCGCAGGTTCTGGAAACAGTGCCGCTGGTGACATTTACATCGGTACAGGTACTGTGACTGCTGGCGTTCCTGCAACCGTATACGACATCATTAAGTTAGATTACAACAACACGACCACAGGTAGTTACACCATCCCAGCAGGATATACGGGGTATGTGTCTCAGGGTCTGTTTTCGGCTGGTCAGCCTAGCGGGTCAACTCAAGTCCAAGGTCGTTTACTGACTCGTGGTACGAACAACATTCGCATGACTGCAGCGCTTACCACGATCAACAACGGTGTTGCAAACTATGTGTTTGAGTACCCGCTTGCAATCCCAGAGAAGACAACGGTTGAAGCAACTGCGATTGCTAGTGCAAACAACAATTCCGTTTCGTCGATGTTCATCATTCTTTTGGTGAAAGAGGGGCCGTAATGCCCGCTAAGTCTAAAGCTCAGTTCCGTCTGATGAAGGCGGTTGAATACAACCCTAAGATTGCTAAGAAAGTTGGCATATCAGAGGATGTCGCCAAAGAGTACACTCAGTCAAACGTCGGCAAGAAGGCCTATAAAAAGCTCCCAGAGACGATGAAAGAGGGTGGTGTGAGTCTGGCTATAGGCAGGGGCGAAAAACTGCCTGCGGATCAGGGTGCTGGATTGACAGCGAAGGGTCGGGCGAAGTACAACCGTGAGACGGGTAGTGACTTGAAGGCTCCGCAACCGGAGGGCGGTAAGCGCAGAGACTCCTTTTGTGCGCGTATGGGGCCTGTGGCTGAAAAAAGTGAGAAGGGTTCTAGGGCTAGAGCCTCGATGAAGCGTTGGAATTGTCCGGGATGGTGAGGGAAATAGATGGCTTACTCTGGAACAGTCGGTCAAACGGTCATTTCAGTGCAGGATTTGATCGATCACGGCGCTCGACGCTCAGGAAAGTTGGCTGAAGAGCTGACTTCTGAGCAAATTTACGCTTCCAAGCAGTCTCTTTTCTATCTTTTGTCCAATCTAGCCAATATTGGCATCAATTATTGGGCAATTGGGCAGGAAGTTATTGGTCTAAAGGCTGATCAGTTCATTTATGAGCTGCCTTTGGGCGGTATTGACGTTCTCAATGCCAACTACCGCACGATGAATCGGCCTTCGGGCGGTTATTCGGCGTCTTCTGGCAATGCAAATAATGCGTTTGACAGCGACATCAACACTGTTTGTGTTCAAACATCGCCTAACGGCAACATCTCGGTAAACTATGGCACTAATAACCCTATCTATGCTGGTTCTATTGGTATTCTTCCGGGCGTATCAGGAAACTTTCACATCCTTTTTGAGACCTCAACCGATGGCTCAACGTGGACGTTACTCGAAGACACCGGAGTAGAGACTTGGGTCGATAACGAGTGGCTTTGGTATCAGATTGATCCGGGTGCGAGTAAGCAGTATTACCGGATGCGCGAGACTGGCGGCAATACGCTACAGGTGCGCGAGTTTTACGTAGGCAATAACAGCCGAGAAGTCCCGATGGCGCGTCTGAACCGGGATGACTACGTGTCTTTGCCGAACAAAAACTTCACTGCGAACCAGCCGTATCAATTCTGGTTCAACCGGACAATTCCACGACCGCAGATCAACCTATGGCCTGTGCCAAGCGATCCGTTCGTGCAGATCGTTGTTTTTTACTCGCGGCAGATTATGGACGTAGGTGCTTTAGATGGGCAACTAGAGATTCCTGATCGTTGGTATTTGGCAATACAGAACATGTTGGCGCATCAGATGTCGATGGAGCTGCCGGGCATTGATATGGCTCGGATTCAGTATTTAGAGATGCAAGCAGAGAAGTATCTGATGCTGGCTGAGTCTGAAGAGCGCGACAAGTCGCCTGTGTATCTTGCGCCTAACACGGCTGTGTATACGAGGTAAGGATGCCAGTATTTCTCGATACCCTTGGTTATTCGGATATTGCGATTGCAGTATGCGACAGGTGTCGTATGAAGCGTCCTCACGCAGATTTACAGAAAGACCCGAACTTTCCGGGGCTGATGGTTTGTAGTCACAACTGTAAAGATGAATTTGACCCGTATCGGTTACCGGCAAGAAAGACTGAGCGGATCACGATTCGGTTCCCGCGCCCTGATGTTAGCGTGGCGGTAGATCCGAATGATATTGTGACGACAACTGGGTTTGTACTATCGACTAACCAAAACACAGATGATCCCGAGAACAACGGGAATCTGGATGTTATTAGCACGGCACCATAATGGCACAAGTCACGATAAGCCAGCTTCCGGCGGCGCAATCACTTACCGGCACTGAGTCGGTTCCGATCAGCCAGAACGGGCAGACGGTTCAGACGACGGTTGCGGCAATTGCCAATTCCCCAACCCAGCAGCAGACGTTCATCACTGTTAACACTGAGTCAACGCTGCCGAACTCGCGCAGGTTGCAGGGTGGTACGGGCGTAGGCTTAACGGACACCGGCGCTCTAGGTTCGATCTCGATTATCCTAAACGGTGCCTCTGGAAGCCTTGAAACATCCGTCAACGGGATGATTGCCAAGACGAGCGGCAGCACTGTTGTCGGAAGGACGCTCACAGGCTCTTCTACAGGCGTTACAGTCACGAATGGCGACGGAGTGGCTGGTAACCCAGTCATCGCTCTAAATGGCCCTGTAGGCTCTATAAATGGCCTCAGTGGGTCTGGCATCCTAACCCTGCAAAACAGCTCCTCTGTGGGGGCGGTGCAGATTACTGGCACGGCAGGTGAGATCGTCGTTACTGATGGTGATGGCCTGTTAGGCAACCCGACGATTTCTTTGGATGCTTCGGGTGTAGCCGCTGGAACTTATGGCTCTGGCACGCAGGTAGGACAGTTTGCGGTTGATAGCAAAGGCCGGATTACCTCTGCGACTAATGTCACGATTACAGGCTCAGAGAACGTCATTGGCGGTGCCGCAAACCAGATTCTGTATCAGCTCGGCCCGAATTCAACGAGCTTCACCGTAGCGCCTACGGCTGCCGATACGTTCCTGAAGTGGGATGGCTCGGGGTTTGTTTGGGGTGCGATTGCCGGTGCGGGTACGGTTACTTCGGTTGATGGATCGGGTGGCACGACTGGTCTAACGGTCACTGGTGGCCCGATTACATCTTCGGGAACTCTGACGCTAGGCGGCACCTTAATAGTTGCCAACGGCGGTACAGGCGCAACTTCTTTAACTGGTTACGTAAAAGGTAACGGATCGAGTGCATTCACGGCTGTAGCAAGTATCCCAAACACCGATATTACCGGTTTGGGGACGATGTCTACGCAAGCCGCTTCATCTGTGGCGATTACTGGTGGTGCGATTGACGGCACGACGATAGGTGGCACAACACCGGCTGCGGGCACGTTTACCTCGGTTGCGATGACAACTGGGACGATTACCACGCCTCCGAGTAGTGGCAACGACATCGTCAACAAGACTTACGCTGATTCGATTGCCTCAGGTATCAACTTCCACCAAGCCTGTAAGTACGCGACAACTGCGGCTTTAGCTGCGAATACGTACAACAACGGGGTATCTGGGGTAGGTGCGACATTGACAGGAAATGTCAACGGAGCGCTGACGGTTGATGGTTATACGTTTACCTCGCCTGCTGACGATGGCACCCGGATTCTGGTCAAGAATGAGTCGAACTCGGCTCACAACGGCGTTTATACGCTGTCTGCAGCGGGAAGCGCTGGCGGGCCTTACATCCTGATTCGTGCGACTGACTTTGATACAACAGGCACGGGCGTTGATCAGATCGATCAGGGCGACTTCTTCCTGATTACTTCGGGTACTGCGAACGCCAATACTTCGTGGGTGCAGCAGACACCGCTGCCGATCACTATTGGCACGACTGGTATTACCTTTACGCAGTTTGGCGCACCGCTGACTTATACAGCGGGAACAGGGCTTTCTGAGTCTCCAGCTTATACATTCAATATTGCCAACACTGGGGTGACATCGGGCAGTTATGGCGGTGCGGCAACCGCCGTTACGCTGGCGATCAACGCTCAGGGTCAGATCACCAGCGCAACGGACGTATCGATTGCGATAGCGGCAAGCCAGATTACCTCTGGGACGGTTGATTCGGCACGTATCAGCGGCTCATACACTGGGATTACAGGTGTTAATACGCTGACCGCAGGCACTTGGAACGCGAACGCGATTACCCCAGCATACGGCGGTACGGGTCTGACTAGCTACACTGCCGGTGACATCATCTACGCCAGCGGCACTGCGACAATTTCAAAGTTGGCGTTAGGTGCGACCGGTTATGTTTTAGTGGCAGGGGCTGCAGCGCCTGAATACGTGGCTCAGAGCACCCTGTCTGTGGGTTCTGCGACTACGGCGACCAACGCTACAAACGTCGGCACAACGTCCACGACGACGAATGCAGACTTCTTCATTCCGTTTGTGGCGGCATCAACCTCAAGCAATCAGGCACTTGGAGTAGACGCTGGTATTACCTACAATCCATCAACTAATGCGATTACTGCCGGAATATCCGGTGGGACGTTCTAAGGAGTAAGAAATGGCACAAGCCGGATATACGCCGATTGTCATCTATCACAGCACGACGGGCGCGGCTGTTCCTACTGCTGGGAATTTAGCTCCCGGAGAGTTGGGGCTGAACATCGCAGACATGAAGCTGTACTGCGAGAACTCGTCTGGTGTGGTGACTTTGTTGGCTTCTGCTGCGGGCGCTTCTGGCGATGTGACGTTAGCTGGTAATAACGCTTTCACAGGCGCAAACACCTTTTACAACGGAACAGGTCAGACGATTGGCACTGGTACATCGACGCAAGACGGATTGATTCTGGCAGGTCGAGCTGGGGGCAGCTCTTCGTACCGGATTACTTTGCAGCCGACCACGCTGTCATCTAGCACTACGTTGAGCCTTCCAAACGTCACGGATACGGTAGCAACGATTGGAACGGCGCAGACTTTTACCGCAGCGCAGACGTTTAGAGCAGCTAATGCGATTCGCTCGGAAGCGGCCTCGACACAAGATGCGATTGTTGTTGCAGGTCGCGCAGGCGGCACATCGTCTTATGCAGTAACTTTGACTCCAGCGACATTGAGCGCAAGTCGCACAGTCACTTTGCCTGACGGTGGAGCCAACTACACACTTGGATATTTGAACATACCTGCTGTTGGCACAAAAACTGGGTCTTACATACTTGCAACCGCTGATGTTGGTAAGTATGTTCAGATTGGCTCAGGTGGCTCGATTACGATTCCAGACGCTACGTTTGCTGAAGGTGATGTAATCAGCTTATTCAACAACACCACCGGCAATATTACGATCACTTGTTCGATTACGACTGCTTACATAGCTGGCACCGACAGCGACAAAGCCACAATGACTTTGGCGACAAGAGGCGTTGCTACGGTGCTTTTCATTAGCAGCACTGTTTGCGTAGTTTCAGGAAACGTGACATGAGTGGAATTATGGCAATGCTTATCGGGGCTTCACAAGGGGGTATTGCGCCTGTTAATACCGTAGCTCCTGCTATTACGGGAACCGCAACCGTAGGAAATACACTGTCTTGCTCAACAGGAACATGGACAGGAACTCCCACTCCCACTTATACGTATCAGTGGCAAAAAGGAACAACAAATATTAGCGGGGCAACATCAAGTACATATCTAGTTGATATTTTAAATTCAGGCTCTACGATTCGCTGTGTTGTAACAGCCACAAATAGTGCTGGAAGTGCTAGTGCAAATTCAGCAAATACGGCATCTGTGCCAGTTCCTTCTATTGGCACAGCAACAGGGGGTGGATATTATGCTGGTCAAATTTCCACAGCAGGTACTGGAGTCGCAAATTTTTATTTAATAATTGCACCTAAGGCTAGTGGTGAAGGTACAAACCTGAGATGGAAAACAAATAACTCATCTACTGCGGGAACATCCTCTCTTATTGATGGCCCAACTAATAGTGCGAACATGAATAATGCCGCCCATCCTGCTGCTCAGTTTTGCGAGGGATTGTCTATCGGTGGATATACCGATTGGTACATGCCTGCAACAAATGAATTGGAAATTTGTTATTTTAACTTAAAGCCAACCACTCAAGCTAATAACACGCTCTCTGGAACAAATACGAACGCTGTTCCGAGCAGAGGGTCAAGTTACACTTCAGGCACTCCTGCTCGAACTTCGGTTGCTGCTTTCCAAAGTACGGGCGCAGAGGCCTTTGCTTCATCTGGTGGGCAAGCCAATTATTATTGGGCAAGCACACAATATACTCCCCAAAATCCTATTGCAAACGCTTGGAGAACGTATTTCTTTAGTGGTTACCAGTATGGACTTGAGAAAAATCAGGGAGTTCGAGTTAGAGCCACACGACGTGTAGCTGTTTAAGAGGTTTTTATGAAATACATTTGCGTAACTGAAGTAGATGTTGTGACCAAAATACCTTGCACTGTTGAGCCGCAGCGCACAGGCCCATCTATGCCTAATGTGAAAGGCCTAGAAATCATTTGGCAAGACAAGTCTACATGGCCTGTTGAAATTGCAAGCGACGGCACTTACTTGCGCGTTCCTAAATATTATGGAACATGCGATGACGATGCTGACACGACGATTGCTGGCGTTCTGCAAGTATTGACCGAAGATGAATACAACGCCCTTAGACTTGCAGAATTAGAAGCGCGTAGACCGTATCCATCATGGATTGGCTATATAGATACTATGACATGGGGGCCACCAGTACCAAGACCCGCTGATGCGATTATGAACGGTGGCAACGTGCGTTACGAATGGGATGAAGAGTCTGTTAGTTGGAAGCCTCAATGATTCATCCACATGAAGTTAAGTTGTTTATAGCAACGCCTTTTTTTGGCGGCGCTACTTATAACTATGTTCAAGGAATTTTTAACTTGGCGTACAACCTTGGAAAATTAGGTGTTCACTCTCACTTTTGCCAAACACTAAATAACCCATACATCTGGACAGCTAGAAATAGATTAGTTGCTGATTTTTTAAAAACAGATTTTACTCATTTCATATTTATTGATCAAGATATAGGGTTTTTGGCTGAAGATGTGTTTGCTTTAATTCAACAAAATAAAGATGTTGTTGCTGGTACATATCCATTAAAACAAATTAATTGGAATCATGTAGAACAAGCGGTGAAAGATGGTGTGCCAGTAGAAAAACTAGAATCTAGTACCGCCACGCACGTTTTTTTACCTCTCAATAAACAAGAAAAAATTAACAACAAAGAATTGCTTGAAGTTATTAGTGTTGGTACTGGATTCATGCTAATTAAACGTGAGGTTTTTGAAAAACTTGCAAAAACAGTAGATTCGTATGTTGATGTAATTACACCAGAATTGCGTATAAAAACTTTAGACTTTTTTGGTCATTCGCGTATGGACAATGAATTTTTTGGAGAAGATGTTTCTTTTTGTATGCGGGTACGTAATGAAGGAATAAAAATTTACGTTGCTCCTTGGGTGCAATGCTCCCACTATGGTTTTTATCATTTCAATCAAAAGCCTCATCATTTAAATTTAGGATGATTCATTGAAAGAATTTTTTTTTATATCTGGCTTGCCGCGCTCAGGATCGACGCTGTTAGCTGCCATCTTGCGGCAGAATCCAGAGTTTTACGCTGATATATCTTCACCAACCCAAAATTTAATCGCGGCAACAATTAATGTTATTACATGCAGTGAGAACAATCACTTAATAGATGAAAGAAGACGTAAACAAATTTTGATAGATGTATTTGAGGCTTACTATAAAGAAGTAGCTCAGCCTGTGGTGTTTGACACAAGCCGCGCATGGACATCAAAAACCGCCTTGTTAAAACTTTTGTATCCACAGACTAAGATTATTTGTTGTGTTCGTGATCTGCCGTGGATATTAGACTCATTTGAGAGGATTACAGCAAAGAGCTGCCTGTATGGGGCGACTTTGACAGATGATGAAGCACGTCAAACGGTGACAACCCGATGCGATGCGTTGATGGATGTTAAAAAAGAAGGTCAAGTTGTTAAGCCGTACTACTTTCTTGAAGAAGGGCTTCTGCTAAATCCTGACATGATCTTTTTGGTTGAGTATGAGGGATTGTGCAAAGACCCAGAAGGAACTCTCCGCAAGATTTATGAATTTATAGGCAAACCGTATTTTGATCATAATTTTATGAACGTCGAATACGAAAACGAAGTTTTTGACAGTGCGTTAAATATGAAGAGTTTGCACACAGTGCGCGGCGAAGTGAAATGGCAAGAGCGCGTGTCCATTCTTCCAAAATCGGTATGGGAGAAGTATGCGGGTAAGGAATTTTGGCGTAAATCAGAGTCAGTTCAATTAATGAGCATCAAATACAAGCATATTTAAATTAGATTAATTTTTGGAGTAAAAAATTGACCCGCTAACCCTTCTTGCTGCCGCCAACGCCGCAGTCGCGGCGGTAAAGAAGGGGTGTGAGCTTTACAAAGAAATCAAAGGCGCAGCGGGTGAAGTAAAAGAAGTGCTGGATGATCTGAAGGAGCAGTACAACAAGATCGTCGATCCGACGCCAGTGCAGAAGCAGCAGTACCACGCAGAAGTCCAGCGGGTGCAGGAGATAGCCAAGGCTGATCCGAATGATGTTTACACCAATATTGGTGATCAGTTGGGTGTGCTGATGGACAGCTACGACGCGCTAAGTAAGGCGTTACTGGCAGAGCAGGTGGCAGGCAGCAAGGTCTACAAGGGCGAGGAAAGTATTGGTAGACGGGCGTTACGGCGCATCATCATAACGACTAGGTTGGACGCGATGCTGACTGAGATACGCGAGACGATGGTGTACCGAGCGCCGCCTGAGTTGGGGTCACTCTGGAGCAAGTTCGAAGAGATGTGGCAGACCATTGTCAAAGAGCAGGAAGCAGCCCACGCCGAGGAACTTAGACTGATACAGATGGCAAGATGGCGACGAAGAAAAAGGATAGCGGAAATCAAGGCAAAAGCGGCATGGGTTTCGGCAGTAGTGTTCGTAGTTATATGGGCGGTGGGTCTAATGTGGCTGACGACAAGAAGCACGATGATGAGAACGTCCCTTGGTCACTAATCGTCGTAGTGCTGGCTGTGTTGTTGACGTTCTTTATTGTTATGCCAGTATTAGCATTTATGTACTACGATATGTATTTTGCAACACAGGCGGCTGTGCAAGAAGTTAAGAAGATGAAGGAATTGCGGAGAGAGATTTTGGAAGAACGACTCTACGGAAGGTAAATCATGCTGACTTTAATCTCTACACTTGGCGGCTACATCGTCGCTCTGTTCCCCAGACTTTTTGACATGCTGCAAGACCGTGCGGACAAGAAGCACGAGCTGGACATCATGCACATGCAGATGCGTCAGCAATTAGCGCTGACTGACAAGGGCTATTCACCGGCTGATAAGACGGAAGAAGTCCGCGAGAACGATCAGCAGGATCACCAGCAGTATATGGCTCAGATGGGCATGATCTACGGCAACCAAGAGAAACTCTTGGAATCCTCGTCTCAGTGGGTGAAAGACATGACTGCTGCCACCCGGCCTTTCGTGACCTTTATCTTCGTGTTTGAGCTAGTCCTGATCAACCTGCTGACGATGCTGTGGATATTCCTGCACGGCGACAAAGTCACCTCGATTGGCGAGCTGATACAGATCATGGAGATCGTGTTTGACGCTGACGAGATGGCGCTCTTGGGCACCATCATCGCTATGTGGTTTGGCTCCCGTGGCAACTCGAAGGCTGGCAAATGAAACTGCCGGTTGCCACAATTGCAATGATCAAGCACCACGAGGGGGTCAGATACAAGCCCTATAAGTGTCCGGCTAAGTTGTGGACTATCGGGGTGGGGCATGTGCTTTACCCTGAGCAGGGCAAGATGCCAATTGAGCAACGAGATAAGTTTGCCTTAAAACCGGAGGATTTCCGTGTATTCAGCAAAGACGAAGTGGATACGATCCTTGCGAAAGACTTACAGCGTTTTGTCGCTGGTGTTCTTCGTTACTGCCCTGACCATCTTAACGAAAATCGCTTGGGGGCGTTGGTCAGCTTTGCATTCAATGTTGGGCTAGGCACTCTCCAACGGTCAACCCTGCGGCAGAAGCACAACCGTGGCGACTTTGAGGGGGTCAAGCAGGAGTTCCTGAAGTTCACCAAGGCTGGCGGCAAAGTCTTGCCGGGTTTGGTGAAACGCCGGAACGATGAAATTTCCCTGTACTTCTCGGAGCCCAAGTGAATCCATATCTAGTTTTGGTAGGTGTAGCCGCTGTCAGCATCTTTGGCGGGCTTTCCTACTACAAGGGCTACGAGGGCGGTCAGGAGGCTGTACAGCAGGCTTGGGACAAAGAGAAGGCTGAGACAGCCGCTGCCTACAATAAAGCGCTTCAGGAGGCTGTAGAGCGCCAGCAGCAGCTTCAGATGGGTGCGGACAAACTAAGACAGGAGAAGACCCGTGAAACGCGTGATTTGCTTGCTCGGAATACCGCTTTGGCTAA